CGAACGTGACCTAATTGCAGAAATGAACAGCCACATTTCAGACACCACTAACGACCGCGACCCATGGATTTGGATTGTTGAAATCATCATGGACGAAATTGCCGCTGGCCGTTACGTGTACCCCTATGTATTTGAGTGTGAGCCTCACAACGATAAAGAGCCACGTTACCTATGTGTGCGTGTTAAACACATGATGGCCCATTTATCTACCAGCGTGGCCCTACGTGAAAAATACAACAACATGCCCGTGAAAACAGCGCGAGTACTTAAGCACCAAATGGAGCAAGCAGGCGTTATTCACAACGACAGCGTAGTTCGCAGCATTAACGGTACCCGTAGCGGCCACATGCAACAGCTAGACGTTAAAAAACTTGAACAATACGGCATTAGCGTAACAGCACCAGAGACGCTACGTGCCCACAGAGAGCCGATGTTATGAAAGCGCAATACTTCAACAAAACTTACCCAGTAGGTACCCAATTTAAATATTTCCCTGTGAAGGGAAACTACAACTTTGAAATTGTGCGTACCTCTTCGCCAGCATGGGACATCCCTAGTAGCCGCCATGCACTTGTAAAACTATCTGGCCGCAGTGGGGGCGTCTGCGTGTCACACCTTAAAGTGAACTAACAACAACCATTGAGGATTTTTTTATGATGTCATTTTTACCAAATTTCGGGCAAATGCCTGTTAGCGAAGAGCAGAACGTAAGTGTGATCCTGCAAGACGACAGTTTTTTTGAAGGGCCAGCAAAGGATTTTGAATGGGAAGGGAAAGGGCCAAACGTGGTGGAAGGCTGGCGCGAAATGTTACCAGGTGAAGTACTGCATAGTGAGCACCGTTTACCTCACCGCAGAACCCGTATTTTAAAGAGGGCTTACAAGTGAAATTGATTAACGCTCTGTTAGCGCTATTGGGGCTTGTAACAGTAGCGTCGGTGTACTTTAAAAGTGACGCACTACAAGCGTGTTTAATTCTATTAATTTTTATGATGCTGGTTGCAGAACGTCGTTCTCGCCATGTTCAACAAAGCAAAATGTGGAGGCGCATCAATGGCGACAAAAGGACTAAATAAGGTCCAGATAATTGGCAACTTGGGTGCAGACCCTGACGTTCAATATCTACCAAATGGTACGGCTAAGTGCGTGGTTAACCTGGCAACTACCGAGATATTTAAGGACAGAAACGGTAACGCCAAAGAGGAAACCGAGTGGCACCGCTGCATCATTTGGGGAAAACGCGCAGAGATTGTCGGGCAGTTCAGAATGAAAGGCGATCAGCTGTATGTGGAAGGCAAAAAGAAAACACGCGAATACACAGACAGCAACGGCCAAGAACGCTCGATTTGCGAAATCATAGTAGACCAAAGCGGCGACGTGCAGCTGCTCGGCAAAAAAGAAGCACAAGGTATTTAACACCCATGCCCGTGGACCAGACGGGCTTACAAACTAAGGAACTAATGATGATTAGAGTTTTTTCAGCAACACATTGTTATGCAGAGTGCAAAATTGCTATCGACCACAGTAAGTGCACAGATGAAATGCTTCATGAAATTAATAACTTTTGGAGCGATAGCAAATGGCGTCTTTCACAAGCCGATGGGGATGTTGGTAAAGCAGTGGCGAAAATGCTTATCAAGCAATGTTTCTCACTCCAATACGTGAACTACGGGCTGAACCACTGGGGGGTTATGAGTTGTTTCGACTGGGATAATGGAAAAGGGCAAGAAGGGTGGCCGAAAATGGATGGCTCGCACGGAATTGCCATTATTTCTTGCGAGGAACCCGAACTTGATATTGATTTCTTCAGCGCTGAAGAAGTCGATTCTATGCCTTCCATTCCTAAAGCACCTGAATGGTAATAACCCATGCCCGTGGACCAGGCGGGCTTAATTTATCAAGGAACTAATGATGCAAACTGAAATAGATACAGCAGAAATTGTTGTATGCACTGGCCTGTTAGGCGTGTGCGTTTTAAGTGTCACCTCAGATTCGCCAGACACAATCACCGGCGACATCGAGAACTGGGGAACCGACGACTGGCACGACCGCTTACCAAAGCATGTTAAGCCGGAAGAAGGTGTTTACACCATCAAAGCCGAAGTCACTTACCTAGAAGATATCGACGAATGTAAATACAAAATTCTAGAAACTTCGTGGAAAGGCAAAGCTAACTAAAAGGGTATATAAAATGTCGAATATTTACACATACACAGTGGATCATGGTGAAGAGTCACCAGCTGTAAGCGCTGGACAGAAAACCATAACAGGTCGAATTACGGGCGTCTCATTCCAAGATGTTCTAGCGAACAATCAGAAAGTGATTGAACTCATTGAACACGCGCAATGGGAAGATGAAGACATTGAAATAAGTCAGTCTGCCCATGAGCTTTTAGAAAAAATAAAAAACCTGCTGTAACTAACCCCGTGGACCAGGCGGGCTTAATTTATCAAGGAACTAGCAATGATTGAAGAAAACCCATTTTTACAAGTAGGTTCACTACGCAACCGAAACAGCAACACACTTCCCAAGCGCTCGAAAGAACGCAAAAAAGTAACTCGTGAACAGCGCCACCGCATTGAAGACTTTGAGTTGGCAAAAAGCATGGGATTAAAAGTGTGGGAGCTTTACGAATGAAAGATAGATTTTATCTCGCATGCTTTAGAGACAACGTAGGCAGCAATGTTGGATTTCATCGAAAAGATGGAAAAGGCTACACAACAAACGTCGAAGAGGCCCATGTATACACTAGAGAAGAAGCGCAGCGCGCTTGGAATAGTGGCAGAGAAATAGACCAGCCTATTTGCGCTGATAGCGTGGATGCGTTAACTGTCTATAAAGTCGATTGTCAGTACATACCAAGTTCAACTTATATCCCAGACGACGTAGACGAAAACACTGTCTTCGTAGCGTTTATAGGTAAGAAGTGGGACGGGAACGACGTTTATTGGTGCTCTGAGACAGAGCATCTAGGCCGTTCTTTAGATTTTAGCAAAGCTATGCAGTTTATATACGGTAGTTTGCCAACGCTCAAAAATCGGAATGTTTATATTCCTTTGGAAATGGCTGAAAAGAAAAAGCGTAAAACGTTCGATTTTTCTAAGTTCGACAGAAGGAAAATGGTTCAGTCTGCTGGACTCAAACAGCCAGAATGGCTTAAGCAGCAAAAGAGGCGTCGCGACTCTGGTAAAACACGTTGGAATTGTCCTTCGTGCGGAAAAATATCTTGGCAGTACAACCCATACACCTTTGATGGTTGCAAAGACATGTTCTGCGAAGAATGGAGGGAGCTTTACGAATGAAAGCCTACGTTCTCATTGGCATTTGCGCAGCGATAAGCTGCGCTTGTGCTGGCGGCCTGTTAGTAGGTATGCAAGTCTCAATTCGCTTGTTTGCCTTCAGCTGTGCTCACGAACCCCAGTGGTTTAAAAGCACAATGCAGTATTTATCAACGGGCCTATTTTACTCTGCAGCTGTTGGCGCTATCTCGCTAATGCTGGTTATTTTTAAGGTGTGATCATGAGTGATAAAAACTTTGACCCGGGTATGGAAGATACTTGTGAATTAAAAGAAGCCTGGGCTGATGGCAAAAAGCTCTACTACGTTGAAGATATACCTTGGCTCTTGGAGCAGATTGCTTGTTTAAATAAGCAACTAGAAAAGGCTAATGAGCGTGTTGCTGAGAAACAGAAAGTTATTTTCGATAGAGATAATTACATACAAGAGTTAAGGCAAGAAAATGGAGAATACGCAATACTCATTGCGAATTTAGTTAGGCGCGCCGATGTTAAAACGGATTTACTGCAAAATCCGACATTTGAAAAGGCAAGTAAGCAGCTAAACAAATTCGCCATAAACCAGCAGAAGAAAGGAATTAAAGACTACATCTCTACACTTGACCGCAATCTTCCGGAAAAGGTGTACCTCTCGTATTTGGCGAAAGATGCTCTGCTTTACTGTGACAATTTGGATAAGGAACAGCGCCGCGGTATTGAAGACTTTGAGATGGCAAAAAGCATGGGCTTAAAGGTGTGGGAGCTTTACGAATGAAAGCCTACGTTCTCATTGGCATTTGCGCAGCAATAAGCTGCGCTTGTGCTGGCGGCCTGTTAGTAGGCATGCAAGTGTCAATTCGCTTGTTTGCCTTCAGCTGTGCACACGAACCCCAGTGGTTTAAAAGCACAATGCAGCATTTATCAACGGGCCTATTTTACTCTGCAGCTGTTGGCGTTCTTGCGCTCATATTACTTACTCTTAGGAACTGATAATGGAAAAGTTAAAAAACCAGATGATTGAAGACAATGTTCGTTGTGAAAAAATTTTTCACTTAGGAATTATGACCGCGCAGGACAGCCTTCCGGATGATTTAAAAGAAGCGTTTGATTCTGATTGGGCACAAATTCATAAAACTTTAAAACTAAGATACAAAGTCGACATTGATGCTGATGAATGGCAGATGGTCGAAGCTTTAGAAGTTGACCAGAAAAATGGGTTTCTCGTTCAATTTGCAACCCCGTGCCCTCGTTTTTTTGATAGCGACACTTTTAGTTTCTCGTGGGGGTTTTATACCTGCAAATGGTTTTATGCCGAAACCATGGAAGAGGTGACGCAAAAGGGGATTAAATGGGCTAGGGGCTATATAAATAAGAAGCGCAAGGAATTTAAACAACAAAGCAATTTGGAAGCATAGTAATGAAAATTAGCATCCAACTAACAATTGCTGGCTGGCTTACATTGCTAGCCGACCTAATCTATGGGCTTCCCCCTGAATTTGGAGCCATAGCAATTCACTGCTTCATAGGCGCTATGATTCTCGCTGAAATTCAGAATCAGAAAAAAGTGAAGCATTAACTTCAAACAAAGCCCACATATTAACGTGGGCTTTTTATTGCGCTTTTTGTTTTGGTTGTATTACTCTGAGTTTTTAAAGTATGGAGTAAAATTATGGAAGATGAATATCAAAACAAATACGACAACCAATCAATGGTGCCTGATAGCTTAAAGTTTATCGCCTTTCTACTGCTAATTATCAGCTTGGTCTTTGCTTTTCTATTTCTTCCAGAATATGAACGCGGCCAAGAGAGGAAACTTATTCACTACGTCTTTTCACTGTCCTACGTGTTCACCGGTTTATTTGTTTCATCTGTAATGTTTGCATTAGCCTTTATTTGTGAATGCATGGACAAACGAGCCAGAGAGAAAGAATAAGACGTTAACGAAGCAACCGTTCGCACTGCTCAATAAGGCAGTGCAATGCTGCTGTGTGGTCTGTACCGGTTTCTTCCATGTTGATAAGCATAGATCTGATAGAGGATAAAAGGCTGGATAAAAGAAAGGTGTTTTGCTGCATGTTTATTCCTTTAGTACTGCGCTGTAAACAATTCAATACTATCAGCCTAAAGAAGTACGATCTGTTAATTCAAATCCACATTACTAAACATTTCGCTATAAGCCAGGCTATTCATATTCTTTTTTGCTGACTAAGTTAAGTAAGTAATGGGTAAAACCATCTAAAGTTCTGTACCTAATATTTGGCCTACACGCGCAGCACCACATTTGAATAGTTTTTAGTTTTAACCCCTCTATTGCCGATGGCTTATTATTTTCAATAGCTACAACCGTTTCCCTGCTAATACACAGCTTTTCTGCTATCTGCTGTTGAGTAAGCCCAGCTTCCCTGCGTAAAGCTCTTAATTGCTTCCCGTCAAACGACGGTGGCAGGCAAATCATGTGTACCTCACTGCCAAACCGAACCCTACGAATTGAAACAGCCAAACAGGCTGCTGACGCGCATTATTTACATTTTATACTGGGGCGCAACTGTTGGACATTGGACATTTGAAGCATTTACCCTGCTTTTACCGCCTATGTTTCTGTTTTTAATGCTTTATTTTTTATTGCGCTTTTTATTGCTGTCAGTTTTGTTGTTTTTCCTGTCCGTTTTCAGCCGTTTTCTGTCCGTTTTGGTGTTTTCTGCGTTTCACCGTTTCTCTTATTATTATTATTTTTCTTTAAGAATTAATAAGATAAAGAAATATAGATAAAAGGGAGATGTCCAGTTTTAAAATCGTCACTGGTCGGAACTGTCCGAAAAAAAAGAGCATGTCCGTAAATTTTGGACAGTTTTGGACAGTGCTTTGCCCTTGTTCTGCGCGGCCTGCATCGATAAAAAGGGTTAAATGTCCAAATGTCCGTGAATATATGCCCCTGGGGATCCTTTAAAATGCAGATATTGGTGAATGAGTGGTTGCAGTTTAAACAGCTGAATGAAGGCCGTTCAGCCGAAACTATTAAGAAGTACCGCTATTATCTAACGCTCTATCTCGCATTTTGCGAAAAGTCGCTAGTTGACCCTTACGAACCCAAACAGCTGCAGCTTGAACAGTTTACTGGGTTATTCCTGCATCAAATGAAGCTGGTACCGCAAAGCCGGCGAACTGCAGTGGCTGCATTGCGTGGATTTTATGAATACCTATTTAATAAAGGCCATACACACGTCAATTTTACCGCCTCATTACCTTACCCAGCCTCTTCGCAAAAAATCCCCGTTGCTATGGGCCTGCGTTCTTTCGAGCAGCTGCTACAAAGCTGTGACCTGGAAACATTTATTGGTATACGAGACGCTGCGATTATTGCGCTAATGGGTGGCTGTGGTTTGCGTTTGGCTGGTATTGTGTCGCTAAACCTCTCTAATATTGTTTCTTATGAGCACGACGGTGTTGAACGTTTAGCTATTCGCGTTGTTGAGAAGGGGAAGAAAGAACGGCAGGTTCCTTTGCCTATGGAAGTGCAACTATTCCTGCGCGTTTACATCGGCCATCCTGATTTACGCCATATCGACCGCACACTACCCAATGGTGATCAGGTGTTATTCATCAGCACGAAAAACCGTAGAGTTAATCCCTGGGATTATTACGGTGAAAATAGAAGAATATCACCGCGCACTATTCAGAAAATGATTCACAAGCGGGGCATTGCCGCTGGCGTTCCTAGCAATCAGGCTCACCCTCATGCACTACGACACCTTACTGGTACCGAATACGCAGAGGAAGACCTAGACATTATTACCCGTCAAACTCTGCTAGGCCATAGCGACCCGAAGACAACAGAGATATATACTCAACTCGCATTACGTAAGCTAACCAAGCAAGTCGATAAGGGTAATCCACTAGGAAAGATTACTACTGCAGTAACACCACTCCTTAACGCCCTGAAGAAATAACCTCTTACTATCACTATAGCGCTGGGCCAATTACCCCAGCGCTAAAGCAAACCCCTCTCTCACCAGAACCTAAAATTTACCAGAAAGCTTTACACAGACACGCCTTTGGTTCTTTTCTGGTGCGTGGAAATTATATAGTCTGTACCACCAACTAATAGATAATGAATGTTTGAGGGTGTGCGCAGCAACCCTTGAAACTCTCTTTTTAAACGGACAATAGCACTTTGGTTCGCGGAAACTCTTACTGCGCTTTATATACAAAATACGCAATACACAATCAAAACCACACGATAGAACACAGCCTGCAGCGACACTCATTTAATAAAAAGCGCAATAAAAAATAGAAATACAACTTAAACACACACTTACTGTACGAATATCCTGCAATCTACCAGCATCATGCATTATCATTAGAAGGGGTGGGGGCTCGGCAAGTATAAGGGCTTTCTCAGATAGGGTAGGGTGGGTACCAGCATATCTGCACTGATTTTAAACTTCGTTATAAGGCAAAAATCATGAATGAAAGCGCGGCTGAAATAAATTCGCTGAAAATGGCCGAACTGAATAAGCTGAACTTACCTAAGTTTTGGCGAGAAATATTACAAATCGCCGGCCCTGATATGTTTATAAAAATTTGGCGTGTCGCCAGCTGCCCCGAAAACCAGTGGAAGCAAGATAAAATTTACGTGCCCTCCATTAAGAAGTACCAAGAGTTTCAATGCGTACAAATCATCAAATGCTTCATTGAAAGCAACATGTCCTGCACCGAGATAACCAAAGAACTAGAAAAACATGGAATGTCTCGTTCTCCTGATACAATAAGGCGAATAGCAAAAAAGTACGAATTGGGGGAAGTACCCCTTAGATAGTGATTTTAGGAACTAACAATGACCACTTGTGTAATATATGCGCGTGTTTCCACTGCGAAACAAGCCGAAAAGGAACTTCCTGTTCAAAGCCAAATAGACAAATGCCTAGCCCACGCTAAATCGCTCGGGGCCGATGTGAAGAAAGTATTCACAGACGAAGGTATCTCTGGCGCCACTGATAACCGCCCTGCTTTCCAACAAGCCATTTCATACTGTGAAAACTTCGACGTTGATTATTTTATCTGTTGGAGTACTTCACGCTTTGCCAGAAATGCGCTTGAAGCAAAGCTAAATAAGCGACGATTAGCGAATAGCAGTACCAAGATAAGCTATGTGTCCCAAAACATCGACAAAGGCGATTCTGGCTTTATTTACGAGGGGATTTTAGAGCTATTCGACGAGTACTATTCACGCCAAGTTTCACAAGACACTAAGCGTTCAATGATCGCAAATGCCCAAAAGGGCTATTTCAATGGTGGCTATCTAACATTTGGGTACCAAGTTGAAAAAGTACTGGGAGAGAAAAATAAGACCAGGCTAGTTCCCAACCCGATGGAAGTTGGCACTGTTAACCGAATATTCGAATTAAAGCTTTCTGGTTATGGTGGAAAACAAATAGCTGAGCTGCTTAACGCTGAAGGGCGTCTTAATCGTGGTAAGAAGTGGAATAAGACTTCAATTCTTGGCTTGCTGCGCAACGAACGTGTGGTTGGCCGTATCGCTTTCGGTAAAAAAGGCCGCGATGGTTCACTGCCTCGTTCTGAATGGATAGTGGTAGATAGCCACGAACCGATAGTTGCTTTCGAACTGTACGACGCTGTGCAAAAAAACAATGGATAGCCAAACCCAAAAAGCGGTGCGAGAGGGCGGTTCACCTAAAAGTACTCGTTTCTTTACTGGCCTATTGAAATGCGGCAAATGCGGTAAGTCTATGAAGATAGAAAAGGCAAAAGGCGCGACAAAGACTTACTACTATTACAACTGCAGCACTAAACAGGCTGGTTTGGGCTGTGAAGACCGTAGAATTAATTCAGCCATATTCGACCCTTGGATGACTGATGTTATCTGCGCAGAAGTGCTTACAGAGCGAAATTTGAAAGACTTGCTATTGCAGCTTAACGACCTGTGTGGCTCTTGGGCGCAAAAAAAGCGAGACAGATGCAACGAAATTGTTCAGCAAATTAAAGAGTATGAGCGCAAGAACTCGCGCTTGTATGAACTATTGGAAGACGATGCAGGCATTTACAACGTGCAAGACCTTGCACCGCGTTTACGTTCTAACAACGAAACGATTAGGAAATTAAATACTGAATTAGCCGTGGCCGAAACGGAAAAACCACCACAGTTGGAAATTTCTGAAACTGACCTTACCGAATTGAGCGAATTGCTGGTTGATATCATCAAGACCACCAATAACCCGGGTAAAGTTCGTGAATTCTTTAAGACGTTTATTCACAGCATTATGCTGCAAGACAATGAAATTAAAGTGAAATACAGACCGGAGGCACTTATTACTGTGAACTCTGAAATAGTTCCCAGTGAGAGAAAGTGGCTCCCCCTCCCCGACTCGAACGGGGGACCTGCGGATTAACAGTCCGTCGCTCTAACCAACTGAGCTAAGGGGGAATCGACACCTAAGTTGTTGCTGAAGTTGGCTCCCCCTCCCCGACTCGAACGGGGGACCTGCGGATTAACA